ATTTAGGTCATTATTTATTATTTTTGTAATTAAAAAATTACTTTCATCTATAACAAAATTTGAAACGTTTTTGTCATTTAGATTTATTGTATTTTGTAAAAAATTACTTTCATCTATAACAAAATTTGAAACGTTTTTATCATTTAGATTTATTGTATTTTGTAAAATATTACTTTCATATCTAACAAAATTCGAAACGTTTTTGTCATTTAGATTTATTATATTATGTAATAGGTTACTTTCATATTGAACGTAATTAGAAACATTTTCATCATTTTGATTTATTATATTGTATAAAACATTACTTTGTTCTATAACAAAATTTGAAACGTTTTGGTTATTATTTATTATTTTTGATATTAAGAAATTACTTTCATATCTAACAAAATTAGATACATTACTATCATTATCATTAATAATATTATTTAGATTACATAAATCGTTACTTGTGTTATATGATAAGTTTGATAAATCATCTTCAATAAATATAGACTTTATTTTATTTTTTGTAATTAAATTATATAATACATTACTTTCATTTCTAACAAAATTAGATACATTTTCGTCATTTCGATTTATTATATCGTATAATTGGTTACTTTCTTCATTAACAAAATTAGATACATTTTTGTCATTTCTTTTTATTATATTGTGTAACTGGTTACTTTCTTCATTAACAAAATTAGATATATTTTGGTCATTTAGATTTATTATATTGTGTAACTGGTTACTTTCTTCATTAACAAAATTCGAAACGTTTTTGTCATTTTGATTTATTATATTATGCAGCAAGTCAGTTTCATATCTAACATAATTAGACACATTGGTATCATTTTGATTTATTATATTATGCAAAAGGTTACTTTCTTCATTAACAAAATTCGAAATATTTTTATCATTTTGATTTATTATATTGTGTAACAAGTTACTTTCATATTGAACGTAATTAGAAACATTTTTGTCATTTATATGTATTATATTGTGTAAATTGTTACTTTCTTCATTAACATAATTAGATACATTTTGGTCATTGTCTATTATTTTTGATATTAAAAAATTACTTTCTTGTCTAACAAAATTAGATATATTATCATCATTTGTATTTATTATATTATGTAACTGGTTACTTTCGTATTGAATGTAATTCGAAACATTATCATCATTTCTATTTATTATATTATATAAGTTATTACTTTCATCTCTAACAAAATTAGATATATTTTCGTCATTATCTATTATTTTTGATATTAAGAAATTACTTTCTTGTTTAACAAAATTAGATATATTGTCATCATTTAAATCTACAATATTTTCTAATAAATTTATTTCATTTCTAATATAATTTGATAGATTTCTATTATTATCATCAACTTTACTATCAATGCTAACTATTTCTATATTAATTTCATTTGTAAATGTATTAATTGTGTTATTTATATTTTCTGTAAATGTTTCAACAACAGTTTTATTTTCACTATTACAAGTTTCTATTAAATCTGTATAGTCATTTATAAAATTATTTAAACGTTCGCTGTTTGAATTATTAATAAATTGAATTAAAGAAATATCGCTTTCTATTTTTTTTTTAAAATTAGTTATATTTTCATTTAATTCATTTATTTTAAAAGTTGTTTTTCTATTTTCTTCTGTTATTTTTGTATCAATTTTATTATTTAATCTTGTGTCTTCGCTTTTAACATAGGTAATAATATTGTTAGATGTATCAATTATAATATTTTCTATATTTTCAAATAATTCATTATTTGAGTTATTTACAATATTAATAACTCTATCATCAGTATAATATAAATTAGTTGTACCTTCTAAAATTTGGTCAGTATTTGTAACATTGATATCATAAACAATATTAAAACCATTATCATTTTCATCGTAATTATTTATAATAATATTATCAACTGTTAAAGTACCACTATAATAACCATTAACAATAGTTTTATTAATTTCACCTTGTTCAATATTATCAAGATTGATAGTATTATTATCAGTAGAACGTCTGTTTATTAATCTATTATTTAAGTCATTATCGAAATATTTAGTTTTATAATATTTATTATTATCTGTTTCTTTTAAATCGTCAGTGGTATTATTATCTAATCTAATATTTGTAAGTTCACTACCATCACCAATAAATTTTTTTGCAAATATATTATTCCATTTTTTTTCTGAAGAACCTATGTCAAAATTTTCATTAGTATTTGGTAATATATTTTCTTCAAATATAGCATCAACTTTAAATAGAATATTATCTTTATTAAATTTGGCAACAATTGCGTTTTTATCATTTTCTCTAACACCAATAAATGCTTCGTGATTATCAGAACTTTCATCGATAATATTGGCACCAATTAAAGCAGCATTATTATTATTTGTAATAATATTACAATTATCATTAATTTTTGTATTATCATTTGCAATTAATAATATATAGGTACTTTCATTTGTAGATGATAAATTTGCTATATTTGAGTTTTCCCCTTTTATATTAAAGTATGGATTATATGACATAATGTCTAACTCTAATAATTTTATCTATTTTAATTTTAAATTATATAAACATTTGTTAATAATAATTATTAAAAATAATGGAAACAGATAATAATGAAGTAGTAGTATCTCAACAAAAAGGTAAAAAAAAAGTAATTACAAAAACTGTTATTGAAACATTTTGTTCTAATATTGATATGGATAAAATGTATTCACTTAATGAATTAAAAACAATTTTAGGCGAAGTTTATACAGAAGTTAAAAATCAGAAGAAAAAAACTCAAGGTGAAAAAAAACCACCAAATGCATATAATCTCTTTATCAAAGAAAATATGTCTAAAATTAAGGCAGAAAATCCTTCTTTAGAAACAAAGGATGTTATGAAAAAAGCAGCGGAATTATGGAAAAAACAAAAAGATGAGTCTAAATAAATTTTACCGATAAATAATTAATTTTAATTGATATTTTTAGATAAATATTCTATTGTATCTTTATTAAATTTAGTGTAATTATTAGAAATAATTATATCAGTTAAATTCTTCCAAAAAAAATCTTTTTCTTTATTAATTTTATTATACTTTTTATATTTTTTATATAACCATTTATAAAGAAGTTCTAAATTTTTATCATTTGTATTAAATTTATATTTTGTTTTATATATTTTATTGTTTTTAATTAAATATTTAATATATGAATATAGTTCTTTATTTTTATAAAAATTATTATTAATATTATTCCATAAATCTAAGAAATATGTACCTTCATATGTTTTGCATTGTAAAAAATTATTATTATAATCTATAAATGTATTATTATTATCAATAATAATTAAATTATCTCTTATTGTATTTATATTTTTTATTTTTTTTTTAATTTTGTCAAGAACCTTACTAACATTTTTTTTATATTCCCCATTTGTATTTAATATACAATCGCTCCGTGCAAATATAGGTCTTGAAAATTTAATATTTAAAGACTTCTCAATTATTTCAATTTCTTTTTTTGCCCATGTATCTTCTGATGCAGTATATATATAAATTAACGAATTTGGATAATTTTTTTTTATTTTATTATAAAAATACAGGAAATATGGTCTTATTAATTTAGAATTACTTTTATATGATGATATTAAATTATTTGCATTATTGCATTTAATATTACAACTTTTATGCAAGTTTATTAAATTATATAAATCACTTTGATATGAACAATTACCTATAATTGTCCCATCTAAATCTAGTATAAATATAACTTGATTATTATTCATATCTATATTTATATACGGGATAAAAATAATTAAATAAAATTAATATTATGATGCATTTTGCATATATTAAAATGATTACAACCAACAAAAGGGTGTTTTGTATTTAAAGGTGATGGATGACCTGCTTTTAAAACAATATTATTTGTATTAGTAAAATATTTTTCTGTAACTTGTGCAAAGTTTCCCCATAACATAACACATACATTATTACAATTATCTGCAATCCATTTAACAATATCGTTAACATAATTTTTCCAAATATGTGAATGCGAGTTTGGACAAGATTGTAAAACGGTCAATGACATATTTAATAAAAGACAACCTTGTTTTGCCCAATCAGATAAATCAGGATTAGTTCTAATATTTTTTTCTGTTCTATTTAACTCTTTAAATATATTATTTAAACTAGGTTGTAATTTATTATTTTTTTGAGGATAATGTGAAAAGCATAAGCCGTTTGCAACACCTTCAGTATGATAACAATCTTGTCCAATTATTAAACATTTTAAATCTTTTATATCAAAATAATTAAAACAAGCAAATATTAAATTTTCATTTGGAAAAATTCTTTTTTTTGTATATTCATTTATTTCATTATTTAAATCATTATTAATATCTTTTTTATAAGGTTGTAACAATTTAATTAAAACTGGTTTCCAATCTGTATTTATATTTTTATTAATAATGTCTTCAATATCCATATTTATTTATATCTTTTAAAATTCATTTTTTTATATGGTATTTTTTACGTGAAACTCAAAGATTTAAAAAAGTATATAAAGATTAGAATATATATATGTATGGGAATAGTCCCCGTCCTCATAGCTCAGTTGGTTAGAGCGAACGGCTGTTAACCGTTAGGTCACAGGTTCGAACCCTGTTGGGGACGTTAAACTTTTTTTTATACAAAATTTATATAATTATAAATTTTATTATTGCAACATAGACATTTAAACAACTCTTTATTTGTTGTATTTAAATTATAATTATCGTGTAAATTATCCATACATTCATAACAAATAATTGTTTTTAAATTACATTCACTAAGTTTAACTAATTCACCACATTTTTTATTGCACATATTACAATTATTTATTTTAGAATATTGTAATGTTTTTAATTCTGTTTTGTTGAATATTTTATTTTTTAATAGATATTTTTTTAAATCTTCCATTAAGTTTATTATTTTAATATAATATCATTTTTTAAATAACTACAAGTTTTATTTCTTTTTAAAATATAGAAATCAAATGACTGAATATAATTATTATATAAGTGATACTGAATATATTAACAAAAATGATTACAATGTTTTTTTAAAAAATATATATAATAATTTACTTTTTGATAAAAATATGTATGATATACCAATCCTTACAAATACAGATATGTGTAACTGTAATATTAATAGTTTAACTAATATCAAATTTTTAACAAGTGGTAGCAATGATGTGTATATTGCAGATATTATAAACAGTTGTATTACAAAATCAACATATTTTAATAATAATGTTAAACATGTTATACTTAAAGTTTGTAAAGGTTTTAATGAAGACGATGAAGATGATGAATATGAATGTTTATATACAAATGAATTAATTACTTCAATATTATATTCAAGATTAGTTATAAATAATATTACATCAAATTTGTTATTACTATTTGGATATATGAATAGTTGTAAATTAAAATATAATGATACATTATTGTTAAATAATAAAAAAAACGAATCAATTATATTTAATAGTTATGTAAATGGTACTATTTTTAAAAATTTAAAAACAACACTTGATATAAGACAAGTATTTGAATTATTTTATACAATTATTTGTTGTTATGCATCGTATGGTTATTGTATTAGTGATATAAATTTAGAGAATTTTATGACTAAATATGATAAATTTAATACACTAATTAAAATATATGATAAAATGTTCTATTTTAATACACAACAAAGTGTTTGTATTATCGATTATCAAACTGATAATAAACCAGAAAAAATAATAAATTTAAAAAAATATATATATGCAATAGCTAAATTATTAAATGAAGATGTTAAAAATGAACTATTGCAAATTAATCAAGATACTTATGAAAATGTAATGAAACAATTTATAAATTGTCATTGTTTTAAAAACAATATAATCTACGATACATATAATTGTAAAAAATATAGAGAAATTACTTTCAATGTTTTAAGTAAACCTGTTTTATTAAGTGGTGTTAAAGAAAAATATGAATTATTAGGTGGATGTCCAAGTATATCAAAAAATAAATTTAAACAAATAATAAAAAAATAATATTTTTGTATAAAATATTCTTAAAAATAAAAAAAAATGAGTAATGTATTTACAATACATATTAACAAAATGAATTACGATAATTTTGATTTGATTGTGAATAATATCAATAAACAAATTAAAATTTATAAATATAATAAAGACATTGAAAAAGAAGATAAAGATTTATTTTTAGATGCTTTTAAAAATTGGGAAATTGTAAGTGATGATATTATTTTAATAATTAAAGAATTAATGGCAAAATATACAGATAATAATATTAAAACAACTGGATATACTACTAGTGATACAATTACATTGTTTAGCGATGATAAACATTATTACGTGTATTTTACAAATAATAATATTGATATTTACTATGTTGAAGGGACATATGAAACAAATGTTAATATTGATAGTTTTGATGTTCTACTTATGATGCTTTCTTATTAATTTATATAATATAAGTAATATCTTTGTGATATATTTCAGCCACATTTATATTTGATAACCATTTTTTTGGAGCAATAATAGTTTTTGCAGTATCATAATAACTAATATATGATGCCATTAAACTATATGTAGAGTTTGATATAATATTATGCTTTATAAATGATAATAATATGAATTCAATTTCATCATTATCAATGTCTACGATATATATATTTTTTTTATTGAAAATATCACTACTTATATTTTTTTTGCACCAATCAATATTATCAGAAAATACTACTATATTATTTACATTATCATCTATTTTTTCTAATGCTTTTATATAATAGTTTATATCCAACGCATTATCTATATTTTTTCTAAAATGCATTGAAACAATATCATTATCACTACAATTATTAAAATAATCTTTTATAGAGTTATAAATATCATATGCTTTATACATATAGTCATCACAAGAATAAATAAGATGTCTTAAAAAATTTTTAGTATTATTATTATCAAAATATTTAAAAGAAAGAAAGTCACCATCAAGTAAAATATTTTTATGTGTAGTATATTCTTGGAATTCACTATAAATATATGGTTTTAATTCTTTTTCTTTAATAAATTCAATATTATCGAATTCTTTTTTATCTAAAATATTTAATTTATTACTAAATAAACTACCCCAATATGTTTTATTATTAATATCATTAAGAAATATTAATGATTTATTGTTTTCAATTGCATATGAATATGCTGTAGCAATTTTAAATAATTGATGACCTAATCCCTTATTAATGTTAATTGTAATATAAGTATTATAATTATTGTTAAAATTAAAATCAAAAAATATATTGTTGGAATTCATTTATTTATATAAATATAATTATATTTTTATATAAACATATGAAATAAAATAATATATATAAATGAATTTTGGCAATAATTCTAGAGATGAAATTTTTAATTTAAATAGAAATAAGTTTAACCCAAATCAAAATAATAAATTTGGTACTTTAAGGGCGGGAGATGATATGATATTTAATAAAAAAAATATAAGCAGTGATATTATATCATCTTCTAGTGCATCCAGTGCATCGAGTGCATCAAGTGTTGCTTCTTCAAGTGGAACATCAGAAGCATCTTCAAAATCCAGTAGAAAAAGTAAAAAAGTATCAGATACTGCATCTGAATATTCAAATAGTGGTTCAGAAGTATCAAGAAGTACAACAAAATCTTTTAAAGGTAATCAAAATATTTTATCCGATAATTTAAAAGAAAAAAAGGAAATAATATATCAACTTGATAGACTTGAACAAAGAGGTTTTAAAGTTCCCTTTAAATTTAATTTAAATTCAGATATTGAAGAAATGAGATTAGAATATAATAAATTATTAAAAGAAAAAGAAATAGATTCAAGTATTCGTTTCCAAAGAAAAATGTTAATGGCATTTGTAACGGGTTCAGAGTATTTAAATAATAGATATGATCCATTTGCTATACAATTAGATGGTTGGTCTGAACAAATTCACGACAATATATGTGATTATGATGATATTTTTGAAGAATTACACGATAAATATAAACACACTGGGAAAAAAATGGCACCTGAATTAAGATTATTTATTAGTTTATCAGGAAGTGCGTTTATGTTTCATTTAACAAATAGAATGTTTAAAGAACAACCATTGCCCGATGTTCAAAATGTATTAAAATCAAATCCCGAATTAATGAAAAAATTTCAAGAAGCAGCAACAAAAGAATATATAAATCCACAGCCTAGAAATAATAATACAAGTGGTAATCAAGTAAATGGTCCCGGATTATTTGGAATGGTAAGTGGTTTATTTAATAATTTAGGAAATGGTTCAATGCGTCAAAATATAAATCAAATGGATGACGATGATGATTCAATTAGTGAAATAGATTCTATAATAGATAATGTTCATAAAGATATTACATATGATAGTAAACCTAATACAAATAATATAGAAACATTATCGGTAAGCGATGAAGAAATAACATCAATTATAGAGGATACAGCAGATATTAATATTTTAAAATCAAATAATAAAGGTAAAAATAAACGAAGTTTAAATATTTAATTTATTTTTTAGTTAAAGATTTTACACCTTTTGCGGTTGTAGAAACAACTTCTTTAACTTGTTTGCCAACTTCGGCAACTTGTGAAGGTAATTTAGTAATACCTTTAACGGGATTTTTTAAATTTTCTTCAATTGTTGAACTAACTGATTTCATATTTTTAAATAATATTGATAATGAACTTAATAATAATGGGAAAACTATTGCTATTAATACAAACATAGCCAATAATAATATTTCAATAGTTGAACCGGCATAAATTAATTCTCTTCTTATGTCTTCAGAACATTTGCATTTTTCTGTTATTAATAATCTTGTATAAGTCATTGTCATAAATAAAAATACGGCAAATACTATATAGAATACAAATAATACAAATACATATAATCCTGTTATTTGTGAACCAAATAAATCAGCTAAAACTGTGCCCGGGGGTACTAACATTACAAATAGTAAAAATACGAAGGCAAATAAGCTAAATGATTTAATAAATTTCAAATAAGGATAATCTAATGCACAATCACAATTTCCAGCAGTTTCAAGTTTTTGTATGTATGTATATACACACGCTAATAATACAAATATAAATAAATTAACAATAAAGTTTCCGATATAACCAGGTGTTATAATATTTTTCATCTTTAATATATTATCTACTATTTATAAAAGAAAATATTAATTAGAATTTTCAATAATATTTAAAATTAAAAATTTAGTAGAATTATTAATTTTTTTTAAATTAAATAACTGGAAATATTCAGTAATATTAGTTGATAAACGATTAAATGATAAAATACCTAATAATTCTAATAAATAATCAATAATATATTTAAAATTATTATTTTCATAATTAGTTTTAAATTCATTAAAAATTAGATTACATAGATTATTATATTGTTTATGATATTTTTTATCTTCTGTTTTATGTAAAAAACATAAAGTTTTTATTATATTTATTTGTTTATTTTTTAATTTATTATAATTACAAAATTCATCATAATTATTATCATCCATAATATTATTTTTAATATCAATTATCCATTTTTTATTAATTATATAATCATCAAAATAATTTATAATAATATTACTATTATATTTTTCAAATTTTTTTATAATTTCAATATACTTAATATCATATAATTTTTCAATATATTTAAAAATATCATTAAATAATTCATCTAATTTATTTATATTTGATTCAATAATTGTATCTATTTTTTCCATAATTTTTATTTTGTTTCTATCTGATAATTTATTTAGTAAACTAGTTAAATTTTGCTTAGTTATATTATCATTATTCGTAGTAAAAGTGTATAATTTATTTTTTGTTTCATAATATTTATTTGTATTTTTAAATTTTTTTTTCTCCCAAACACTTCTAGGGTCATATTTTATATTGAAACAGTTATATGTTTCTATTAAATTTTTTTTTTTTTCTAATATATTTGCAGGAAAAACAATATCCAAATTATTTAATTCAGTTAATTTTTTTTTAAATTCTGACAAATCTATTTTAATAATATCATCATCATTATTATACATATTTTTTATATTATAATTCAACTATACTTCTTATACATATTTTAATATAAGAATAAATAATATTAGTTTATTATAATTAAATTACTGTTTTATATTTTATGAATAATATTATATTAAAAAATTTTATTAATAATATTAACCATATTTATTCTGAAAAATCTATTTATCGTTCCATTATAATTGTTAATAATAATAATGATGCAAATAATATTTATAATGATTTAGTAAAACAAAATTATTCAATAAATATTATAAATAATACTAATTCATTAAATAATTTAATACTAAATTATAATAATTTAAATGAAAGAATGCTTATTATTAAATATAATTTAATATTTAAATTTATATTTTATTTATACCAAATACAACATTTTGATGTATTTAATTATATATTTTTATATAATATGAATAAATATAATAATTCAACTTTTTTGAATTTTTATTACTATATAACGAATAATAATATATCGGGTAATATTATTATTTAAAAAATATTTTTTTCTATCAATATATTAGATGAAAAAAACTAGTAATTACAAGTTATTAGCATTATTTCTTTTAATATGTGTAATTGTTTTAGTCATTGTCTATGGTTCTATTAAATTAAAAGAATCTTTCACATCAGGTAATAAAATATTGCAATATTTTTCAATGAATGGTTGTCCTCATTGTGAAAAATTTACTGTTACCTGGAAAGAAATTGAAAAAATGTTAAATAAAAATACTGAACATTTTGATGAAACTAGTAGTAAATATTATGAATTAGTAGATAAATTTAAAATACAAGGATTTCCACATATACAAGCATTAGTAAATGGTAATCCCATTGAATATAGTGGTTCAAGAGAAGCAGATAAAATAATAGATTGGTTTAATAAATTATAATAAATTTTTTTTATTTATATAAAAATAATTTTATATTACTAATTATTAGAAAGATGAATGAAACAAGTATAGATAATTTAGAAAATCAATTGTCGCATTGCACAATAACGCAAATAAATAAATTAGAAGATATTAAATTACCAGAAAATAAATTTTTAGTAATATCTAAATCGAATTGTGTTTTTTGTGAAAAAGCGTGTTATCTTCTTAATATGAAAGGTATAAGTTATGAATATATTAATGTTGATAATTTATTAATAACGCAAAAAGCTAAAAATCAATTTTTAGAATATATGTGCGAATTAATTTCATATGAATATGATAAATTACCAATGATTTTTTATAATAAACAATTTATTGGGGGCTATAATAATTTAGAAGAATATTTTAAAACAAAAAATAATTTATTTGTATAAAATTATTAATTTTTTATATTATTAATTATTAATAATTAGATAAAAATGCCACCCCCACAATTATCTTTACAGAGTTTATATGATATTAAAAATAAAAAAGATAAAAATAAACATACTATTTTTAATGAAATTATTTTAAAATGTCATAAAAAAATTAAAACAACCGCACAAAATGGTGGTTTATGCATGTTTTTTGAAATACCATATTTTATTATAGGTAAACCTCTATATAATGTTAGTGATTGTGTTGAATATATAGTAGATGCTATGAAAAAAAATGGATTTTTTGTTAGCATACTATCCCCACCAAATACAAATATTTTATATATATCTTGGAAACCTGCTGAAATAGGCAATCATAAATTGTTAAAATAAAAATTGACATTTAATGTAAAATATTTTAATATTAAAATGAAAGAAGATTATGAACTATTTGAAAAATTTATAATCTCGAAGTATGATATTAATAATATACATAATCATTATAAGTTAATTAAATTAATGAAAAATAATGTTGTTTATTTAGAAAATAAATATAATGAAAGAGTATTACGCAATAAATATAATATAACAATTCAATGTTTAGATTCAAATTTATTAATTAATATTATTAATTATTTTAATAATGAAATAAAACATATTATCAATTTGGTGCAAATAAATAAAGAATATAATACTCAAATAAAATATTTAATACTAAATTCAAATTCAATTATTTTAAACAATTATAATGAAAAATTATTAAAACATATTTACAATAGTTATTATACTATTAATGATTTAAAAAATTTTAATAATAGTTTATATATTAAACATACTAAAATTCCATTGGCAAATGAAATTAAAAATGGTTTAGATACACGCAATAACTTACTAATACATAATACTATTAAAATATATAATTACTTTTTCTCATATAATGAAGCATATACATTATATTTTTGCAGTAACAAAAATAAAAAGAATATATGCGATTTTTATAACAGATTATTTAAAATTAATTTAAAAAATGCAAATATTAATTCTAAATATAATGAATTAAAAATATTTGATAATATATATAATATATATAATTATGTTGAACATTTCTTTAATTTTAAATACAATGAAACTTATAAATTATTTAATATAGATAATAATACAATAATTCCATCTAATAAATCTAAAGAACATTTAAGTTTCATTATAAGTAAACACAATTGTAATAAACACGTAACATTTACATATAATAAATTAAGAGTTTTTAAATATGAATACGACTTATATGTTGTTATTGGATTATGTAAAACAAAAAATTATAATGAATTAATTAAATATATAAATAATATTAAATTAAAATTAAATTATATACAATATAATGACGATAGTAAATTATATAATAATTTAGTAACTCTTACCAATTTATCAAATACAAATAGTGGTGGAATTATAACAAAGACTATATTAATTATTATATATATGAAATATTATTTAAATAAAAATATTAATGGAACATTTATAAATAATGCTTCTAATATTTTACTAGATTATTATGAAAATCTAAAAGTAATTAAACCATATTATTTAAATAAATATATTACTAGTGAATTTGTAGATATTTTTAAAAAAATACAGGAAATAATTTAAAAAATGATTATATATTATATAAACATAATATAAAATGATCAACGTATATACAGATGGCGCGTGTATCAATAATGGAAAATCTAATGCATTATCTGGGTATGGTATTTATTTCGGTGTTAATGATGCTAGAAATGAATCAAAAAAAGTAGAAGGTGATAAACATAGTAATAATATAGCTGAATTAACTGCTTTTATAAGAGCATTAGAAATATTACAAGAAGAAATTATTAAAGATGAGCAGGTTAATTTATATACAGATTCTGAATATGTTATTAAATGTGCTACTACATATGGTGATAAGTTACATAAAAAAAATTGGATTTTTGATAAAGAACCACCTAATTTAAATTTAGTTAAAAAGGCATATACTTATTTTAAAAATTTGCCAAATGTTAATTTAATTCACATAGAGGCACATACTAATAAAGATGATATACATTCTAAAGGTAACGCAAAAGCTGATGAACTTGCAAATATGGCAATTGGTATTAAAAATACAGATAATAATAAAGTGTATATTAATATAGCATTTGAAAATAAAGATGCTGCAAAATTATTAGGTGCAAAATGGGATTTAAAAAATAAAAAATGGTTTTATTATAATAATATTTCAGATGAAAATAAAGAAAAATTAAAAAATTTAGAAGAAAAAAAGGTTACACAAATAGTTATTCCAAAAAATTATTTAAATATAAATTATGCAAAAAAAAATATTGCTAAATCATATGGTGCAAAATGGGATATTGTTGAAAAAAAATGGTATTATTTAGATACACTAGATGAAATAAATAAACAAAAATTAAAGGAATTATAATAATTTAGATTTTTTAATAATTTCAATTAATTCACTATTTTGTTTATAAGTTAAGTTATTTATATTTAATTTATTTATGTATTTTATTACATCGCAATATGCTTTTTCTTTATTACATAATGTATCTGCAAATTTTTTTATAAATTCTACACCTGTTTTATGTAATTTATTACATTCTTTAAAACTACATTTTTTTAGTAATAATGCTTCATTTGATTTTACTAATTCTTTTTTATATAATTGTATATTATTTTTATGTTTTTTAATATCAGGATTTTTATTATATTCTTTAACTAATTTATTATATTTTATACTCTTTTTTTTTAATTCTTTTTGAAATGCATCTACTGTTTTTTTATCTTTTATTTTTTGTGTTATATAGTTTTTATATGCTTCTGTTGATAAGAAATAATTATTAAGTTCAAGTACTTTTTTTTCAAAATTTTTTGTTTCTGTTTTTTGAAGAATAATATCACTTTCTTTTTTTATTTTTTCTGCGATTTCTGCTTTTTTTTTTATAAAATTTTCGTGCAAATTATTACATTTATTTCTTGTACATTTACTTGTAGATTCACTTATTTTCATCATATCTGCAAATTCTTTATTATATTTAATAAAAAGATTCATTTACTAATAAATAATAATATAATATATTAATAAGAATGAGTAAACAGAAGGAATTAAATAATAAAATAGAAAAATTAGAAATAAATGAAATAAAATTATGGCTTGATTATTTAAAAGAGGTTAATCCCGTATATAATAAAGTTAAAAGTTTATTTTTAACTAAACAAAAAAAAGAAACTTATATACAAATAAATACAGCGACGCCAGATGGTATTTATAATCTAATATTAGTTTGGATTAATAATAATATTGATAAATTTGGCGATTATGATTTTAATAATATTCCTAAAACTGATTTTACAACTTTAAGTAATAATAATGATCAAGGTGGCGATGATTTAGATGATGCCTTAAATAAATGGATTAAATATCCAACCATTGATCCTTTTACTAAAAAATATACAAAAGTATCTATCATGCCAGGTAGTAATTATGTTAAATTATATGAAAAATTTTATAATTATCTTTATAATAAATATAAAAATAAAAATATTTATATACAAAATGTTTTTGAAACTAAAATAAGAAATAATTTACCAACAGCTCATTATTATATATTTAAAGATTATAATTATATTGAAAAAATAAAAGAAAAATTCCCAAATGAAAAATGGGTTGATTATTTAGTTAAAAATAAAGGTGTATTTTATAATAAAACTGAAGATATAAATAATATAAATGAGGCTATTGTGTATGATTTTCTATTTGCCCATTTTTTTATTAACAAAAATATAAATAATTTTTCAGAATCTGTAAAAAATTATTATTATTATGAAACTTTATATCTTTATGAAACTATTATAGAACAAATTAAATTATTGAATAATAATAGTCTAAATAAAGATTTAGATATTTATGAACTATTTAACAGTATGGTTTCAAATAATATAACAGGTTCTATTAATTATAATTCTGATTTAATTGAACTTAAATTAAATAGAAGTCAGGCAATGTATAAATGGAAATATAAAATGTCTCCATTAATTGAATTGATGGTAGAATATGTTAAAGAAATTGTATATTATATTACACCACTTAGTTTATTGAGAAAAATAATTTATAATGAATATTTTATGTATGGGAAAAATGTTGATATTCGTTCAAGATTTGATGCAATTACAGATAGTATAAAATATAATATCAGAAGGTTAAAAACAATAATGAATATAATATTTTCTATAGCAATTAAGAAAAATGCTATATCTTTTATTGAAAATATATGGAAAAAAATAGGTAAGGTATTAAAATTAAATATAATATGGATAACAAAAAACAATTTATGGAATGAAAATGATAATCATTTCCATTATATATCTGCATTTGCTGCTGAAAGAATATCGTTCTGGGCCGATAATAATAGTGATTCAATTATTCAAGATAATAAAGATATAGCAAATTATGCAACAGAAGATACTTTCAAATTATTTTATATATCATCTATATTTGATATTGATAAATTACATATAGAATCAAAAAAGGCAAAAGATAAAAGTGCGAATAAAGAATATGAACCAATTATAGATAAATATAATTCAGAATTACCTGAACCACCAACACCACCAAAACCAGTAATTATTTCTCAAGAATTACAAAAATACAAGATGACAAGAAATATGCTAGATTTAAAAAATGATGATATGGAAACAAGATTAAAAGATATTGAAAAAAAACAAAAACAATATAAAACAGAATTAAAATCATATGATAAAAATTTAAAAATATATAATGAAAAATTCTTAGGTAAAAAGTTATCACCTTATTTTTCTGTGAAAATGACAAGAGATACAGGTGATATTAAAAATTCATTAAAATTAATGTATGAACCATTAAAAATTAAGAAAAAATCATTAGAAACATTTAAATTAAAAAGAGAAAAAGAAAGAAGTATTAATAAAAATTTAAATTCAGATTTAAAACTAAAACTAGCATTGGAGGCAGATAAATTTAAAGAGTATGCAAAAGAATTAACACCTTCAAAAAAATCACCTAGACAGAAATATATAAATTGTGATTTAAATGATGTTGATCCTTTAACGCACGAAAGTTTTAATGATATGCATATAAAAAAATTAAAATATTTATCAAAAATAAAAACAGTTTTACCGAATGGAAAAATTATTACAAATTGTTATGATACGGTGCCAATATATAATTATATTTTAGATTGTTATTATAAAAATATAAAACCAATAAATATAGCACAAGGTAGAGAACCATTTACAAATTCACAATTAAAAGTTATATTTAAAAATATAAAATATTTTACTGATAAAAAGACATTGTCAAATGATTCAAATACTAATTTAAAAGAAAATATACATTTGCATATAGGATTTGTAGAATCCGAAAAATCTTCTGATAAATATAATTTGCAATTCTATCTTAATATTGGTAGTATAAATTTCCCCATTATTTTAGACTATAATAATTATTATACTCCTAAATATAAATATTTCGCAAGAAATTTACCAATTGTTCAATATGATAATACATTATTTGAAGAAACATCTGATAAAACAGTTATATTACTTCAAGAACTTGTTCAAAACGGTTCAATATTAAATTATACATATTACCCTTATTATAAATATAATTATTTAACTACTAATTTAGAAACCTTATATGATTATACACCTGTAGTAAAAGATATAATTAATTATCCTAATTCTATATATGATTTTACAAGTGAGTATAGTAATATAAATTCGCATAATTATAGTGATAAAGAATATAAAAAAGTTTTAATAGAAATGACAAAAGAATTAAATACAGATTTAGAAAGATATTTATAAACATTTATTTTGTTAAATTAAATAATTTATTAAAATATAATGGTAAAATATTATTAGTATTTGGTACAGAATAAATACTTTTAGTTATATAATTATTATACATATAATCTATTATTATATCGTATGCATTTGTTAAACTAAAATAAAGAACTAAATATATATAACTATGTTTCATATTATTGATTAATATAATTTATTTTTTATATTGTTTTTATACCAATTACACGATTTGTATCTTTTGAACGAATTAATTGACTACTATAAATAGTGACTAATCCTGATTCATAACCGTTAATTAATTTCAAATCATTAATTACTTTTTCGGTTCCATAGTAATCATGAGAAACTACAAAATTTGTATTAATATTATGCCCCAATGTTACACAGATTGTTTTATTACTTATAATATTGTGATTCGTATCTAATACTAAATTATAAACATAATTTGTATCATATTCTTTAACAATTCCTTTTGTATAGGGAAAAATCCATTCTTTTGTTTCATTGCATAATACAGGGTGATATGGTGTAATAATTGTACCATCATTTAATTCTACCATACTACATTTATTATTATAACAAGCATTTTTAATTAAACAAATAACTGAACTTTTATTACCATTTTTATCAATAATAAAATCTCCTTTTTTTAAATCTTTAATACATTTAAAAGTCTTATTAAACATTAGAATTTTTGTATCTTCGTGAAAACAACCATTATCTGTATTATTAAAACTGCGACTAAATGATTGTGCACTATTTAAATGTCTAACATTTACTGTAGTGTTATCATCATCGCTATCAGAATTTTGAATCTGTCTACTATAAAGAATTCCATTATTATGTCTACCAAATCTATTTCTTTCTTTCTTTTTAAATGCTGATGGAATTGGTGGCGGGATATTATTGAAAATTTCATCTATATTTTCTTTAATATTTTCAAATAGTAATCCTGTATATTTTTGAATACTTTTATCTTTAAAATTATTACATCTTTCTTGTAAATGTGCATTAGTAAACGAATAAATATAATTTTTCCCCCATTTAGTATAATATTCATCATCAACCGCCATTATTAATTGATTTATATCATTTAATAACTCTTCGGGATAATTATCTTTTAAATTATCTTTTAAAGTTTCTTGCGTAGAATTATATAATATTTTAACTAACTCCAATCTATTAATTTCATTTATAACATTAGAATTATTATCAAAATTATCTGTTAAATTAATATTATAATTTAATGTACTATTATATGTATCATCTGTTTTTTTATAGTTAATCGTAAAACTGATGTTATAAATATGTTGTAAATAATTATTTGGAATTTTTAAAATAATATTACGTTTTAAACCATAATTTAATGTATTTAAATTTACTAATTTATTAGAATTATACGCAATAATTTCAAGTTTATCACCTAAATTATCATGAAAATCGATATAAACATTGTTACAAATAATTGTATAAATATATGCCATTGTATGAATAATGTTTGTGCCAACAAAACCCGAATCTGGAATAAATGAGAAATAACCATTACCGATTTTTGCTATATTATCAAGTAGTTCTGTATCTAAAGAGTAACCAAAACCTAGTGTATAAATATTTGGAATATTGAAATTATTATTTTTCATTTTAGTAATTTTATTTTGTAATGTTTCGCTAATTCCTCTTGGTGGTAACAAACATTCTGTAGGAATACCATCTGTTAAAAATAACAGAGCACTATTTCGATTTGGACATTTAGTTGCCTGTTGTAAACCTACATTTAATCCTGACCACATATTAGTTGCACCAATTGTATCTAAATTTTTAATAATATCTTTGATATATGATTTATTATCTTGAGTAATATTTGTTAATTCGCACATAACTTTTGCCTCATTAGAAAATGTAACAATAGAAATTCTATCATTTGGTTTAAGTGTTTCAATAACAGTATTAATAGCATGTTTAGTAATATCTAAAATTGTATAACCTAATTTTTCGCTTTCAATATTATTAGGAATAATTGCTAAATCGTCCATTGATTTTGAAATGTCAATTACTAAAATTAAATCTAAAGGTGCCAAAGGTGCATTTAAAGGATTAATTGGATTTATATTTAAATTATAGTAAGTATTTTCAGTATCATAATGTTTATAAATATTTAAATCAAATACATCTTTATCTAATTTAAATTCGTCAGTAATATATGTATATGTATTATTATAATTTTGAATAATATCTAATAAGGAACGATTGGGTTTTAAATCTTCGAGAGTTAATCTATTTCTAGTAATAGGCGAAGTGTTATTATTAACTAACCAATTTTTAATAGCATTATATTCATATGTAATTCCATCATTATCAATATATGGATTAGTCATAATACATTTTGTAATAGGGCAGTAAAATGACTGTGGAATGTTGCTTGACATTGTTAATTTAAAAATAAATAACAAATAATCATTTTTTTATAAATATTTGTTATAAAATTAATATGAATTTCTATTATTAATATATAAAAAAAATTAAATATTTTTTATAAGAATAGCATCATTATCTCTTATAATTTTATTAATAGAATCATCGCTAAAATCCATAATAGTATACCCGTCGTTAATATTATTAAATAGTAAATCGTTAAAATTATAACAATTATAATCATTTTTATATTTTTTATTTTCTATTGAGTTACAAAATTCTTTAATATTCCAACAATTTTTGTTTTTACTTTTTCCAACTTTTTCAAATATATTATTATTATTATCTCTTGTTAATTCATTAAATGATTCATTTATTTCATTATTATTAATTATATTATTATAAGTAGTTGTCCATAATTTATTACCAGACATAACACTGTATTTATATTCGATTTTACGCGTAGTTAAATCGTCTGTTAAATTATCTTTTGAAAATGTAATAGATGTAGAATATTTAGCCATTGTCACCTATTAATAGATATTTTTATTTTTTTATATTATTTTATTCATAAAAATAACATGCTGAACCACCATCTTCTTTACAAGTTTTATTATCTCTGTATAACCAATTAGCGAACTCGCCTTGATTATTTGGTATATTATTATTTGGCATAGTATATAATACTAAATTTAATAAATTTTTGTTATATATATTACCGGAATCATAATTAATTGTATTGTCTAATATTTTTGAAACTTTATTTTTAATTTTTTTATTATTATGATTACAACTATTATAAAATTTTTTATCAAAAATATTGCTATTCATTAATGGATTTTCTTTCGTTGGCATTACACAATTGCCATATATATAATCACTATAAAATTCTTTATTAAAATTTTCTGATTTATAAATTAAAATAGATATTAATAATAATATAATTAACAATATAAATACTTTAGTACTATTTGTTAATAAAATTATTATTAATCCTATAAATAATATTAATCTCATTACAGTATTAAGTTTTTCTTCATTAGTCATTGAATTATTAATTATCAATATAGGTTTTAATAATTCTGTAAAATCATTTGACCAAAACATTTGTTAAAATATCTTCTCTTAATATTAATCTATATTATTATTTAGTTTTTTTGATAATTTTTGTTTTGCTTTTTTTTGTGCTGCTAATTTTCTGTATGCCGAATCATTAAAAGACCCTCTTGAATTTTTTGATTTATTCATTTTATTTGCCATATTTTTCATTGTATTTAAATCTGGCATATCATTGTCATTTGAATTACTCATTAAATCTGCAAACATATTCATCATATTTCCCATATTGGCTCCTCCTCCTTTATTATTTTGCTGATTTTGATTTCCAAACATACCAGGCATCATTGATGCAAATTTCATGGCATCTTTCATTAAATTTTCTTGATTTAATTCACCATTTGATAATTTAGTTGCCATTTTTTGACTAACATTTGATATAATGTCTCCAAAACCACTATTTGGGTCACCTAAACTTTTTAATACATCGCCATTTTCACCCATTGATTTCTGTAATTTATTAACATCAACATCTTCTAATATTTCTTTTGCTAATTTACCAAGTGTTGTATTTTCCATACCACCCATGTTAAAATCGATTGATTTTTTAATTTTAACGTGTTTAATATACTGTAAATTAACTAATATTTTTTTATAAATATCATTTGTATCATCTAACTCTTTTAATTCATCATCATAATTTGACATTTGTAATAAATTTATTATATTTTTTGCTTCTTCGTCTGTTAATTTTTCTCTTGTTAATATAAAAAATAAACTAATATAATGGTGGCATAAAAAATCATCTTTTAAAACTTTTCTAATATCTTCTAATATGATATCTTGAAATAATTGTAATGTTGAATTTTCTGTTAACCATTTGTTTGCTAATTCGTTTATATCATTTTGCTCAGTATCTTCTTGAACTTTTTCTTGCTCAGTATCTTCTTGAACTTTTTCTTGTTCAATATTAACTGATATGTTTTTATATGATTCAAATAAATCGCTTGTTAAATAATTATTTATAAAAATAGTATATTCATCTGTATTTTTATCAAGAGTTAAATAATTTTTTTTTATAGAATTAAAAATTTTTTTACATGTTTTACTTTTATCTTTATTATTTTTTGTAATTTTTTTTAAAAGTTTTATTAAATTAATATAATACTGATTAAATATATATGTTTTACTCATACTTATATTATTTTTACTATAAATTCTTTATATAGGTTTAAATTAAATCTTTTGAACGTTTACTTAATAATTCTTCAATTGATGGTAAATTTTTATCATTAGTTGATTCTGGCATAATAATATCATCTATTTTTTGCGAAGAATTATTATCATCTAATAACTGCCAGGCGTATTGTTTATCATTTGATGCGACTGATGTTTCATCAATTGAAGAAAAATTATCAGACATATTTAATCCTAAACTAAATGCCATTGGTTCGTTATTAGATATTTTGTCATTATCATTAACTGATATATTATTAATAGAATCTTTTTTATTATTATTTAGTCTTGTATTATTATCTTTATTAAAAAGAGCTCCTCTATTTGGTAATAATAAATGGTCAAAAACTTGTTTGCCATATATTATATCATCTTTATTAAGTTCTTTATCTAGATTTAAAATTAATGCCGGTACTGAATCTATTATATTTTCAATATTATATTTATTTCGTAATGTATCAAGTGATACTTTCTTAATTATATTATTAGTATCATGTTTTTTTATAGTTTCTAATAAAACATTGCAATGTTTACAATTATTACTATATATTAATATCATATCTATTTTAAAATATATTAATATTCTTTTATATATTTAAATTAAATTATTATCTTATATTATTATATATAATTTGAATAGAGAACATGGAAAATTATAATTCAGACTTTCCGTCAATGAATAATATTTATAATTCAACAAAATGGGAACAAATTAAAAACAAAGAAATTGAAATAAATAAATCGTTGCCTCTTCAATATTTAAATCCTTCTAATAATGATGGTTATAGTGATATAGATAGTAGTTTTTATTCATTAACTGGAAATAAAATAGATGCTAAAAAAATAAAACATGGTAATATGCAAAAATTTTTAAAAAAAAATGTAACACAGAATACAAATATTGATAATTATATTATTGATAATAGTGTTACAACAAATTTATACAATAATAAAAGTGAACTTGAACAATTTTTTCAACCTGTAAAAGATTTAAATTTAGTAAATGGAACTGTATATAATGATGATAAAATAAAAAATAGAACCATTGATAATTTAACAAATATTCAAAATAATACATTTCCTATACAACAAATTAAAGTTGGTCCTGGTTTAAATAATGGTTATAATGGTAAATCAAATAGTGGTTTCCATGATTTTAATACAAATATTTATAGTAGACCCAAAAATATAGATGAATTAAGAGGAAAAACAAATCAAAAAAATAGAACATTTAATAATGATTATAAGGCGCCTAAAAAAAATATATCAAAAAGAGGTAATGTTGTTTCTCTTAGTAAAAATAGACCGGAAACAGTTTTTAAACAAACAAAGGATAATTATTTTAAAACAACCGGTGCTGTTTTAAAAAATAGTAAAAGACCTTTGCAAAATATTAAAGCAACTAATAAACAAGATAGCCACATTGAATATAAAGGAAATATTAAATATGCAAAACCTGGATTGGGAGAGAATGATACATATGGTAAGGAAAATGTTTTAGTATATGATAATGAAAGACAAACAACAGAAGATAAAACGTCTATTACTAATGTTAATTCAATTGTTAAGGCAATTATTTCACCAATAACGGATGTTATTAAATTTTCAACAAAAGAATATACTATAAAATCTGCTAGAGAAAGCGGTGGTAATATTAAAGGTGTTGTTGAAAAAATGACAACATATGATCCTGTTAATCACATTGCTAAAACTACAGTAAAAGAAACAACTATTCACGATTCGCAAAATACTAATTTAACAGGTGCTAAAGAAACTTATTCAGCGAATCAAGATATTGCTAAAACAACTGTAAAAGAAACAACAATACATGATGCTGAAAATACTAATTTAACAGGCGCAAAAGAAACATATTCTGCCAGTCAAGATATTGCTAAAACAACTGTAAAGGAAACAACTGTTCATGATAATAATTATAGTGTTGTAACTGGTGCAAAAGAAACATATGTTGAATACGATGATAAAATGAAAACTACAGTAAAAGAAACAACGCCCAAAATAGATAGTGTTAGAAATATAGGTCAAGTAAAATATAAAACATATGTGTATGATCCAGATATTGTTGCTAAAACAACTGTAAAAGAAACAACAATATCTGGTAAATCTGAATATGGATTTTTAGGTGGTTTATTGAATCGTTTAGTTGGTGGTTATGCGAATAAAGTTATTAATTTAAATAATACTAATAAACAATTTACTTCACAATATTCTTCATATGGTAATGTATCTTCTGTAAATGATCATCGCCAATCAAATAGAAAATCTTATTATGATATGGAAATAGATGATACTAGAGAGAAAATATTAATTGCTGCTGGACATACGCCAAATCCCGGTAATATGAATATTAATATAGACCCGGATGATATAAATATGAAAGTTGATAAAAAAGCAAATCATACAGATGATTATGGAAATATTAGTAAAATTTATAATGAATCCATACCTATAGAAAATGTTAAAAAATCAGTAACTAAAGAAAATATACAGGATAATGCCTTTAAGGAAAGACTTGATAATTCTATAATGAGTTCATTAAAAACAAATGAATTAAATATACCAATTAATCCAATTTAATAAAATTTATATAAAAGAATTATTTATAAAAATAATAATATGCAAGTATTAATTGATACAAAAAAGGAATATATTAAATGTGCGCAGTCTGTATTATCAATACCAATCGCCGAAAAAATAAATAATTTATATGAACTAAGTGTTGCAGATAGTTCTGGTTTAAAAGGTTTTCAGAATAGACTAAATCAAATATCTCAATGGAATAATTTAACAATTGCAAATGAATATAAAAGAATAAAAAAAAATTCAAAATATAAAAATATTGAGCAAATATACAATACGATTATAAATATAAATATACAAATAAAATTAGGTGACTATTTAAATGATATTAATAATTTAAATATTAGTTATACATCTTTTCAAGATTTTATACATTTATGTTATGTAAATGTATCAATATGGGTGTGGAAAAATCCTTATCTATTTTTTAAACATAATTTAAAACAAACTGAAATTCAATTTAATTATAATTTAATAGAAAAAAATATTAATAAAATTATAAAACATACTATAACTGAAGTTACGCCTATAGATACTATAATGGAAAAATTAGAAGAATATAAAAAACCCTTAACTACTAAAATATTTAGTAAATTCAATAATTTTATTACCAAAAATAAATATAAAAATAATAATTTACAAAAAGAAACTGACTATGATGATTTAAATTATAATGAACGTGATTATCAAGTTATTAATAATAATACAATAGAAAAATCAGATGATGAAAGTTATTTAAATCAAGATGAATCAATAGTAAATAATTGTATAGAAAGTTGCGAAAATAATAATGATGAAGATAGTTATCGGGATGTTATTGAAAATGATGCTAGTGAAAGTGATAAGGATATAGATAATAGCGTTGATGCGAGTGACAATGATATAAGCAATGAGAATGATGCGGGTGACAATGATATAAGCAATAAGAATGATGCGAGTGAAAGTGATAAGGATATAGATAATAGAGTTGATGCGAGTGACAATGATATAAGCAATGAGAATGATGCTAGTGAAAGTGATAGGGATATAGATAATAGAAATGTTCCTAGTGATAATGATATAAGCAATGAGAATGATGCTAGTGAAAGTGATAAGGATATAGATAATAGAGCTGATGCTGGAGAAATTGACAATTATATAGATGCACGCGAAAGTGATAATAAAATAGATAATGAAAATGATATGGGTAAAAATGATAATGAAATAGATAATGCTGGAAACGGGAATAATGAAATTAAAAATAATTTTTTATCCGATACTGATAATATTTCATCTGATAATAGTGATGCAAGTTCTTCAAGTAGTGAAAACAGTAATAAAAAGATATATATTAAAACTAGAAAAAAAATGTACTAAGTGCGATACTAAAGAAACATTTGTTTTATAAAATAAGTATAGAAATGTATTATTATATATCAATATTAATAACTGTTTTATTATTTAGTGCAATACAGTATAATGAATATAAAAAAAGCAAATATAATAATAAAAAATATAATTTATTAAATATTACAAATTTTGTAGTTATTTTAATAATTTATATATTAACTAGTATTATACTATTTTATTTATTTGAAACAAATTCAGTTAATGAAATTGATGTTAAAAGTAAAATACATAAGGATACATTTGTTGAAAAAAACACAGAAATAAATACTGATTTTTTAAAAAAAATTCCTGATAATATTAATATTGGTTTTACACCTTATAATGAGTAAAATTGTATTATTTTTATTTATATTAATTAGTTAATATGAAACTTGAATTAAAAAAATTTGATCCGAGTAAAATTGCCGGAGATTCTGTGGTAGTTTTTATAGGTAAACGAAATACGGGGAAATCATATTGTATGAAAGATATATTATCTTTTCATAGAAATATACCAATTGGTATTGTAATTAGTCCAACAGAAAAAGCGAATGGATATTTTGAAAAATTTATACCAAAAATGTTATTATATGATGAACCTGATGAAAAAATAATAAAGACTTTTCTTGATAGACAGCAAAGAATATCAAAAGATAAAAAATTAGAAGTACAAAATTATGGAAAAAGTAATATTGATAATAGAGCATTTTTAATATTGGATGATTGTTTGTATGATAAAAAATGGATTAATGATAAAAGTATACGTTCTATATTTATGAATGGAAGACATTATAAAATATTTTTTTTAATTACAATGCAACATGCAATGGGTTTACCACCCGTATTAAGAAATAATGTAGATTATATATTTATATTTAGAAATAATATACATAAAGAACGGCAGAAAATATTTGATAACTATGCTGGTATGTTTAGTAGTTTTGAAGTATTTAATCAAGTTATGAATCAATGTACAGAAAATTATGAATGTTTAGTTATTGATTGTAAAACACAAAGTAATAAATTAGAAGACCAAGTTTTTTGGTATAAAGCGAAAGAGGTACATTTTAAAATGTGTAGTACAGAAATGTGGAATATGCAAACATTAAATGAACAAAGAAAAATATCAAATTCCGCAAATATAGAAGAGGATGATGAAGAAAAATATGATGCTGGAATATTTATGAAAAAAAAAAATAATCCTAAAATTAATGTAAAAAAATCTAGTTACTAATTATTATGCGCTTTCAGTCGTCACTTGTTCACCATCATGATTATGACTTATTGTGGGATCTACGTTACTAAATGCTTGAGGGAAAGAACCTTCAAAAAAGTCTTTACCATTTTGGTCACTATCTACATTCCATTCAGATATAGTAGCTTCAGTATTATTATTCGTCCAGTAATTAGTGCGATTTGTTGTCATTCTAGTTTCCTTAAAATTTCTTAATGCTATTAATTCATTTCTTGTAAGAGTTTCTGTTAATGTATTTCCAGTGTATTTAAGGTATGATAAACGATTGCCATAATCATATGTTCCTTCGAATTTATTAATTTCAGTGCTATTAGTGTGTGAAGCTCTAACGTTTACATATTTAATACCTCCAAAATCACCTCCAACAAAATCTTTAATATCTTGTCCACGTTTAGCAGCTTGTCGTGTTAATTTTAGATTTGATGATAGTACATTTGAAAATGCATCATCGCTATCTATAATATAATTAGAACCACCAAATGGACCACCTAGATAATCTTTAATATCTTGTCCACGTTTAGCAGCTTGTCGTGTTAATTTTTGTGTTTCTGTTAATTCATTTACAAATTCACTATCGGTTTCTTTAATATACTTATAACCACCAAAATCACCTCCAACAAAATCTTTAATATCTTGTCCACGTTTCGCAGCTTGTCGTGTTAATTTTTCTGTTCCTGTTAATTCATTTGCAAATGCATCATCGGTTTCTTTAATATACTTATAACCACCGAAATCACCACCATCAAAATCTTTAATATCTTGTCCACGTTTAGCAGCTTGTCGTGTTAATTTTTGAGTTGCTAATAGTACATTTGAAAATGCGCCATTATTTTCACTAATATTTTCATTAATATACGTAATTTTTGCCGTAGAACCTTCAATATTAGAACCAACAACACCTCCTAAAACATCTTTTATATCTTGAATTTGTTTAAGTGCTTCAATTGATAAATTACTACCCGCTTTTAAATCATTACCAACTTCATCTCTTTTTAAATAATATACATTGTTTATATTTGAACCACCATATTGTACGACATAGTCCTCATCTCTTAATTGTTTTTTATAAGTTTCTAATTCTCTGAAACCTACGTTTGTTAATCTTTCATTAATATTATCATAATCATATTTATCGGTAATTTTGTTATATTTAGATTTATCAAATGTAACATAATCTATTCCACCAACGATGCCACCAACTGTTTCTATAAAGGTGTCTTGTGTATTTCTAGTTGATAAATTTTGTTCACGTAAGTTTAATGATTCAACTATATCTCCAGATGTATTTGCTCCTGTCGCTTCACCAGTATTAACATCAAATTTACGATAAGAATTATTTTTTTCGTTATTTTCATTATACATATACACATTACTCAAAATACTGTCTCTTAAAATAGTAAAATCTAACATTATTAAGTATAAATTCTCTATTATAACAAAATAAAAAAATTATATAGATAAATTAAGAAAGAAATGAAAACTAAATATATAGACGAAGGTTCATATGGTTGTGTTATTAAACCGGCAATTGAATGTTCTAACTTAAAAATAAAAAGGCGAAATACTATTGCCAAATTATTTAAGGAAAAAAAGTATTATTTAGGCGAAATAAAAAATTATAACAAAATAAGTAATATACTAAAAGATAAAAATTTAATAGTTAATTTAAAATCTTATTGTAAAAAAAAAATAAGCGAATATGATAAAGTAACATATAAAAAATGTCTTGAAACATTTAATGGAGATAGTGAACAAATAATATATCAAATAATATATGAATATGGAGGAATAAATTTATGGTTTTTATTTTCAAATTATGATATAACTTTTAAAAAAGTATTTTTAAGTTTAGATAATATTTTTAAAACAATAATTATATTAAACAAGAATAATTATTTACATCAAGATATTAGACCACCAAATATATTATATTTAAAAAATTCTGTAAAGTTAATAGATTATGGATTATTAATAAAAAGAAATGAATTTAATGATTATTTATTATTTCATAAAAAAAAAGAAAATTATCAGTATCCACCTGAATTAAATAGTAAAAATTATTATAGTTTATATGAATATATAATGAGTAAATCAACCAATAAAATGAATGATAATAATAACAAATATATGAATTATATATATATGTGTTTAAATAAAATAGTTAAAGATTATTATAACAGTAATACTACTAATAATAAAATAGACCTTGGAAAACATGATATATATATGTTTGGTATTGTTTTACTTGATATATTAGTTGATTCAATACGCTTAAATAAGTTAAATTTAAATTTAAATAATTTAAAATTAATATTTAAATTTATTACTAAAATAATTGATACTAATACTAAGAATAGATATAGTCCGGAAAAAGCTTATACAGTTTATAAAAAAATTGTAAAAAATATAAAAAAAACACCCCCTGAGAGGATTGAACTCTCAACCTCTGGCTTAGAAGGCCAGCGCTCTATCCAATTGAGCTAAAGGGGCAATAAATTAATAAAAATAATTATTTTTTTTGTATATAATTAATTAAAATTATACTTTTTTTATAATTATTAAAAAATACTTAAATGTATTTTTCTATCTTTTCGCTATAGATTCATAATTGCTGGATGTTAAATTAAACATTTAACTTTATATATTAAAACTTGCTGGGTGTTAATTATACAATCAACACTTCAATTATCATTTTAAGATAATTAAAAAAAAAATGCTCTCGGGGAGACTTGAACTCCCAATCTTTGGTTCATAAGACCAACGCTTTAACCGATTAAGCTACAAGAGCATTAGAATAATTTATGATTATATATATAATCAAATCTTTATATACTTTTTTTACATAATATCATTGGATTTTAAAATATTATAATCGTAATTTTCTTTTTTATCATTTTTAAGTTTACTAAACATATCATCATAATCTTTGCCAATAACTTCAAATCCCGATGGAAATATTATTCCTTTTTGTCTTGTTTTTAATAATTTATCAATAGATAATTCTTCTTTTGAGTCTTTATATTCTTCGCCAAAAAAACATTCTTTTACAGATTTATTCATTTCTTTACAAGTTTTTAATGATTTATACATATCAACCGGTTGTGCCGTATCACGATAATAAACTTCAAAGGTTTTTTTATTGGAATTATCACTAAGTGATGCTTCTACTAATATTTCTGATAAATCCATTCTAGAAATCATACCACTTTTGCTAACTCCTTGATTAAATTCAATCTCTTCTGCTCCTCTTTTTTCACCCGGTGTTAACATACCAGGTCGAATAATAGTATAACTTAGAGTACTTGGTGCTTTTTCATACATAAGTTTAATTAATTCTTCACCCTCTTGTTTATTATAACATATTTCGCAACTAGTTTCACCTTTATCAGTAACTTCGCCGGCAATTTTATTATTATTAATTTTATTTTTTTGACAATTAGAACATATAGATGATACTACTACTAATTTTTTTACATTATGTTTTATTGCTTCTCTAGCAACATTTACTAATCCAACATCTTCAACGTGATTACTTTCTTCAACATATTTACTATCTACTTCACTCATATCATAGTAGTTATTTTTATTAAAATAGTTACTATTTTTTAATTTAACTCCCGGTATAGGTTTTGCAGTTACTTTTGGTTTAGAACCTGCACAATAGATAACAGCGTCAACATCTTTTAATTTATTAACAAGTGTTTCTGGTTTTAATACATCAGCAACAATACTTTCTAAACTATTTTTTTGTTCAATATTATCTATTACAAGTGTGTCGGGGCCAGCATTTTCTTTGTCAACAATATTAACTTTGCGTCTTGTAAATGCAATAACATTAATATTTCTATTAATTAGATTTCTTATTGTATCACCACCAGTATATCCGGTTGAACCAAAAACGGCAACTTTTTTAATATTTATATTTTTTGCTTCTACGGGTTTATTATTTAAAACAAATGGTATTGTACTTGATAATAGTAAAGCATCCCTTCTTGAAATATTATTCATAAAACGTGCATATATTCCCATTGTTCTTTTTCGTGTATAATATAGTTTATTATTAAATAACCTCCCTTCACTTTTATTTATGATATTATTGTTTTGAATAAATCTTCCTGAAAAACTGTAACAATTTATAAAATTTATAAAAATACTACTAAGTGCTATTAATTTAAATAATTTCATTATTATAAATATATAATATAATTTTTATATAAAAATTATTTAAACATTAAAATATATAAATAAGAATTATATTTATTTTAAATAATCCAGTTTGTAAATGCCGCGTAAAAAAAAAGAAATAGATAAAGATAAAGATGTTAAAAAAAATAAAAAAAATTTAATGAATACAATAGTAAAAGAAAATAAGGAGGATCAGCATATTATATTACAATTACCACTAACACAACAAAATATTGACAGTATTATAAACGATACTGAGCAAACCACTGTAGCACCTATACCATATGAAAAATATGATTGTTTTAATTCAGATAATAAATGTATAAATGAAAATGGCGATAATAATTATTTTAAAACAGATGAAAAAAAAATAGAAGATGATAAAAAAGATAATCAATATAGTAATAATGAACCGTGTAATGGTAAATGTTGTTTTTGGTGTGTTCATCCAATTGTATATAAAATATATGGTATGCCAGTATATTATAATAATATATTAAATTCATTTGATTACTATGGTTCATTTTGTTCTTTACAATGTGCTAATGCGTATAATTTTTCTATAAATTCAGGTTCTGATAAAGTATGGGAAATAAATAGTTTAATACAAATGGTTGGAAAAATATATAATATGGATTTGCCTATAAGACCTGCACCATCTAGATATTTATTGAATATTTTTAGCGGTGGTAAATTAAATATAGATGAATATCGTGCTTTGCATAAAGATTGTGATACATCACACGTATTAAATTTACCACCGATGATAAATATTTCGTCTAGTTATGAAATAATTAATACATCGTATATTAAAAATATATCAGAAAATACTAATAATTCAGTAATAACAAAACAGTTAAATATTGAATCAAAAATTGAAGATAAACCACATAAACCAGCGCAACAAACAGGAATAAATGTATTATTGCAATCAAAATAATAATAAAAAAAATGATATAAAGATAAAAATAAGTATAATATATGTTATTATGAGTAAAATTTATTTTACACCATATAAAGTATCTACAATTACATGTAATGCTAATATAGGTAATGATATTAGTATTGATTTAGCAGTTTTATTTAATTATATTGAACCAGTTAATAAAAATAATGAAATTATTTGGATACAAAATTTAAAAGATAAAACTGAATATGTTAAGGGATTTTATCCTAAAAAAATAAGAAAATCTAAAAAAACAGAAAAAAAGAAAAACCGTTTTGATAATCAAATTACAATAATTTATAAAATTACTGATATATATATGCCAAACGTTAAAATTTTTAAAAATGGCAATATTCAATTAACAGGTATAAAAGATGTTAATGATACTAAAATTATTGCTGAAAAAATAATTAATATTATTAAAACGATATATAAAAAAGATAAGAATATAGACACGAATAATGATAAAATGTTTGTAAAAAAATTTGAATATTCAAATTTTAAAATTAGAATGATAAATACTGATTTTAAAACTTATACAAATAAAGAATTAACAGATAAATTTATTATTAGAAGAAAAGAATTGCATAATATTTTAATAAGTCCGAAATATAATAATAAAAGTAGTTTTCAACCTGGTATTTATCAGGGAGTAAAATTAGAATATTATTGTAATAAAAATAAAAATGGCAGATGTATATGCGATTTTCATTCTTATAATAAAAATAATATTAATAGTGATTGTAAAAAGGTAACGATTGCAATATTTGAAAGTGGTAGTATTTTAATTACCGGTGGAATAACATTTGAACAAGTAGATGAAGCATATAATTATATTACACAAATTATTAAAGACAATGCAAAAATTATATATAGACCTAAATTAATACTTGATTAGTATTTAAAGTATTATTAAAACATTTTACATTATAATTTTCAACATCATAATAATCATATTCTAATAATTTAGAATTATTACCGGGTCTAAATGAAGAGGGAATATGATTTTTTGCATAAAATTCTTTTGCATATATTTCAGCGGTTGGTTCTAATTTTTTTTTTAAAAAATCATTGCCCCATGGTTTTCCCGAAAAATTATCATTTTCATCTTCTTTATATATTCCCGCATTTATTAAAACTGGTTTTTTTATTTCTACATTTCTATCAATATAACTATATAACATTATTTTAGAAAATTTTAATCTATATTACTATATATATTATAGATTATTTTTTATGATATTCATTATACATTTCTACACCCAATTTTTCTGATGCTTTTTCAACTGTTGTTTTATTATTAACTATTTTTTCTCTTAAATTTAACATATAATTTAATCTATTATGGTCTAAATCTTTTTTTAATATCATATCAAATAAAAATGGATATCTTGAATTAAAAAATGTATATTCTTTTTTTATATTTTCAATTTCTGTTTCTGTTAATACTGAATTTAATTCTTCTATTTTATATTTTTCTCTAATTTCTTTTATTACTTCTTTAATTTTATCAGTTGTATAACCATCTGTTATAAAATCTTTATTATTTTTTTCTCTATTTCTTTTCATATTATAAGTAAATATTTTTAAAATCTTTATATAATTATTATGATAAAAATTGATTATTTTATATTTAATTTTTTTTGATGAGTATATTAAATAAGTTTAGTTATTTATACAATATACCAGATGATATAACTAATAAAATAGAAAGTTATATTATTTTTCCGCAAAATAAAAATTTATTAAATGATATTAAAAATTTTAAAATTATGAAAGATAAAATATATAATGAGTATAGCGAACAAGGTTTTATACAAAATAATGATGTTTTAGATGAATATAATATTACTTCACAATTTGATACAGATTTGTTATATTATTTTAATGATTTAAAATTATATAGCGAAATTATTACTAAAAATAATATCAATAAGGTTGAAAGATTATTAGTTTATAATTTAAAAAAAAATATATATGGTGAAAAAAGAGCGTTAGACAATTTTCATATTAATTTTAAAATACCAATTATATCACGAATTAATAGATATTTGGCGTGTCTTACTATTGATGAAAGAAGCGATTTTTTTGAATATATTAAAATTCCTGAATTAGAAATTTCAAATTAGATATTTAAAAAAAAAAGTACATTTCTTAAAAATATTTTATTTTTTTTAAAAGTTTTATATTTTTTTATAAAATCACTGAAATGTACTTTTTTTAATATTATAAAAATAAAGAAACTATATGTAGATGTGCGTATTGACCCAACTGTTATTTATTGTGCAATTTTTTTTTAAAATGTAATTGCGTTAGAATCTGTTCGAATTCAACTATTTATATTAATGATAAAACTTAACAAACAAAAATATAGATTGTATAGTATTTTAATAATTATCGATTTGTACTTTAAAAAAAAGTACATTTCTTAAAAATATTTTATTTTTTAAAAAAGTTTTATATTTT